TACAGCGTGCCTCCCCATACCGGCAGCGGCGGCTGGACCTGGTATACCGGCTCCTCCGGCTGGATGTACCGCCTGGGCCTCGAAGCCATCCTGGGCATCACCAGGGTGGGCCAGTCCCTCAACATCCAGCCCTGCATCCCTCACGCCTGGCCAGGCTTCAAAGTGGATTACCGCTTCGGAAATTCTCATTACAAGATCCACGTGGAAAATCCGCACCAGGCCAATCCGGGCACCCCGCTGATCTTCCTGGATGGAAACCCGCTCCCCGCCAGCCAAATTCCGCTGGTGGACGATGGGCAACTGCATGAGGTGCATGTTGTCATAGGGTGACTTTCCTTGCTTCCCTGACCCAGCGACAGAACCCTGGTGAATTGCGCCACAACACAGGGATCGATCAAAACAGGGAATTTTCCCGGAAACTCTTTTCGGGTATAATGCCCGTGATTAACGCCCCTGTAGCTCAATGGATAGAGTGCCTGACTTCGAATCAGTAGGTTGTGGGTTCGAGCCCCGCCAGGGGCGCCTCGATATAGACGCATACTTTCGTACAAGTTCGAAGCACCGATGAAAAAGCCCAGCTGACCAGCTGGGCTTTTCGTTTTATATCTCTGCAAATCCTGCCGTATTGAGTCCCATTGTCCCAAGGGAGAAATTGGACAAATCATACTTAACGATGTTCAAGATCCCAGGGCTGCCAGTGCTCAGGTAAACGCCACCGAATACACTTCCCGTCAGGGTTGCCCCAGTCACCATACTGTTGTTTACTCCGTTGAACATGACAGTCACCCTCAGGATATTGCTGGCGGTTCCGCCCGTCGTACCTATGGCGATCAACTGGAACTTCAGTTCGCGGTAATCTACTTTATACCTGGCAAAAGTGGTGGAAACACTTGTGTAAGTCATGGACCCGCTGGCACTGTAAGCCGGATTCCAAGTCAGCCAACGCGTTTGATAGATCGGATAGTTGATCACAACATCGGGATTGGGGATGCTCCACTGATAGGGAGAGCCAGACAAAGTGGCATTGAAACGCCCGATCACCTGGTAGCGATCCGTACTCACGGCATTGGTAATAGTGGAAATGGCGCAGTACCGCTCGGTGGCTACCGAGGTATTGAAGTCGCCATAGGTCCGCGCCCAGGGAATGCGCGAGAAGCCGATCACCACGCCATCGGTCGCGTTGTAGCCCAGGTAGACAAAGTAGTCTACTTCCTGGCTGGCCAGTTCATATCCTCCCGCACCACAATAATTCAAGCCCGCATTCTTGGTCACTGATAATGCAGTAGTGATCGTACGCATGGTGTTTCCGATTCGCACATGGACAGGATTGCTGGCGCTGGGATCCGCACCGCTCAGGGTCTTGATCGCCACGGTGAGGTTATTGCTGGTCACAGTCCGCGAGATATATCCATTGAGCAGTTGACCTTCAGGGCCATTTAAGGCAATCGAGTTTACATACAGAGTATCGAAATATGCCTTTAATGCAGCCTTGATGTTGGCCCAGGATAGACTCGCCAACATTTGGGTTGCGCTATCCCAGAAACCGAACTTGTCAGTATCCACGGGGGTGGGCTTGACTGTGGCGCTGTTAATCACCGCGACTGTATCCACGTTCTGCATATTCTCGCCGAGGGCGTTCTCCACCGCCAGGACGGCATCCTGCAGTTGGGCAATATCGCTGGCCATTACATAATCAAATCCGTCTACGGGTGGATCGGGGTCGAACACATCGATTGCGCCAGGGAAAGTGCTGGGCATGGGTACCTCCTTATACCTTCGCGATTGTCATAACAGAAGGAGCAACAGTCAGTCCTGCACCAGAGGTCTGATACACCTGCAGTTCGATATAGTCTCCTGCATTCAAATAGTAGGGCATCCCCATCGAAACATTGGTCGTGCCTCCGGTGACAGGCATGCGATAATCGGTGGCCACCACGGCTGTAGTTCCATTGATGATGACGTTCGTCATCCGTCTGCCATTGGAATTGTTGGCGTAGGATACGTAGACCCCGATAAAATACCAGCCTGTGTCTGGGATCGTGATTCGAGTGGGAACGCCAATGTTCCAGTAATTGTTTTCATCGATGCTTTCGGCAGTAAATTGAACATTGGTCAACGTCGCGTCTGCCAGCGCGAAGGATGCATTCACCACGCGCGCGCCTTTCACGGCCCCAATATCGCTCTTCCACTCGAGGTCCGTCCCGCCCGCATTCATACCCAGAACCTGGTTGGCTCCGCCCTTGGCGAACCAGGCCAGGGCGGATCCTGCTGAGTTCACCCGCAGGATAGAGGCGGCAGTTCCCCTCGCCAGCCACTCCAGGGCGCTTCCTGCGCCATTCACCTTTAGCAATGAATCAGCTGTGCCTTTGGCCAACCAGTCCAGTGCGGTTCCGTCATTACTAACCTTCAACAGGGATACTGCCGCCCCTTTGGAGAACCACGCAGGCGCAGATCCATTGGACATGAGCAGGGATTGAGATGCCCCAATTCCAAGACGCGCCTTCTGATTGGCAGACAAGGCGTACTCCAGGTCGCCTGCCGCGGTGTACACCCACATCGCCCTGGCCACGTCCACCACCCAGTCCTTCCAGTTGGTGGCGCTCATCACCTGGCCAGGCACGACCTCAGGAGGTTCCACGTATATGGTCATGATTCCTCCGCGTTTTCATCCTTCTTTTCAACTCGCTGCCTTTCACGCTCCAGGGCGAAGTGCCCCACGGCTTCCAGGAAAGCCTGTCTGGCAGGCACCTGTTGCGTCTTCAAACCTACGGCCCCGCGCATCTGCATCAGCGGCTCAATCAGCTTGTTCTGAGTGCGCAGATCTTCGATGCTCTCCTCGGGCTTCCAGGATCGATCCAGCGAGACCAGTTCCCCGCCCACCGCACCGATGGCCAGCGGCAGGGCATGGAAGGCTCGGTCGATGTTATTCGTGCCTCTGCGATCATCCACTGGGCGCTCGAGCAGCAAGGCCTCGATCACGGCTCGATCTTCGGCAGAGGGGAAGATCACAGGCCTGGGTCGCCCCCCTGTAATTTGGTTACCGCAGCCGAAACAATAGAAAAGCGGGTCGTCTGGGTCCACCCACATAGTCGTTGAGCACTGATCGCAGCGCGCGATCCATTGCCCGTGATTGATCTCTGCGACCACAGGTTTTCCAGCGGGCTTGCCTTCCTTGAAGGGTGTGTCGAGTTGCGCGCGCTGGTACATCTTGCGACTCCAGCGTTTGAACAGTTCGCGCATATTGGCCACCCCCTCCCGTTTGGCATAGTCTTTGGCACTGATAATTCTGGTCATACGCTTCTCCATCAGGGCGCAAAGATGGTCGAGATCCCGACCTGCGCACTGTCGAACTGCCAGTAATTTCCGCTCAGGTCGAAGAACGGCTCGAACAGCAGGGTGGTGTCGAACACGCGCAAGTTGCGGTCGCGGCTCTTGTGATCGAGCCAGGCAAGGCGATAGGTGCCGTTGATACCTTTCTCGGGGATATACAGATCCACGGCATCGCCCAGATCGATCCCGAACTGCAAGTCCAGGTTGTTGGCGATCACGCCGCGCACAAACAAACGCGGCGAGGCCAGGAAGGAGACCATGAAGTCGGTCAGGCTTTGCGCCACTTCGCTGTCCTGAAACCAGCGCGAGGTGAGCTCGAAGGTGCGCCGCTGATAGCGCTGGATGCTGGAGCTATCCTCTGCATCCACGAAGGTCTCGTCGGGCACGGTGATGGCATCCGCGCGCGTGCGCATCAGCGTGATCCAGGCGGACGTAGCGCCCGTGTTGGTCAGGCGTAATTTCGCCGAGCCTGAGAAAACAGACAGGACCGTCACCGTGATGTTGGCGGTTCGGTTGGTCCCGCTGCCATCCGAGTTCGCGTTAGCCAGGTAGTCGGTGGTGGCCACGGGCGGGATGAAGTTATTGATCGGCACACTCACGCCAGCGTAGGCGAAGTTGGCCCACACGGTTCGGCTCTCGCCTGCGTTCAGCTGAACGGTCTCTTGCCAGCGCCACACTTCCACAGCCGTTTGCAGGAGAGGCGGATACACGTTCACCCTCAGCGAGTTGCGCACCACCTCCCAGGGTCGGGGCGTTTCGATGGATCCCAACACAAAGTCGTTGGTTGTCAGGCTGGCCACCACGCTCGGGGATGCATATCGGCTGCGGAACTTCAGCGAGCCATCATTGCCCAGCCACAGGCCGCCCAGTTCGCTGCCCACCACATCATGCAAAGCATTGAGCACATTCTCTCGGTCCATCCACCAGTAGGGCTTGACCTCTGCCCCGATGTCCACGTGACTGCTCCATTGTGCAGGCCAATTCACGGCCTCCAGCGCCAGCGGGATGATCTGGTCCACGCGCACCCCAGAGCGCACCGAGACGCTGGCGGTCTGGTCCAGGAAGCGCACGCCATCCTCACAGGAGATGGAGGCCTTGCTGGCAGTACGCGAATCAGGCACGATGTCCTCGACCGTGCCCGTGAACACCGAGGTCCGCACGGATCCGGGTGTGCTCGCCATCAGTTTCATCAGCTTGCCCACGGGGATGTAGGGATAGTATGTGCTGGCTTCGTTCTCCACGTTGAAGCGCCCATCGGTATTGGTCAACGTGCCGCGTAACTTGCCCACGTCCAACTTCTCGAAGCCCGACCCATCCTTGCGGATGAAGTAGGGTCTGCCGCGCGTGATGGACAGGGACTCCAGGGAGAGAGCCAGGTTGTCGTGGTCATAGATCCCGTCCCCATCCCAATCCATCTGCAACGCCAGGCGCAGGCGATCCAGCGCCGAGGGGCCGTACTTTTCCTGGCCATACTTGAAGTCACCATAAACAGGCATTATTTAGTCTCCACGCCGAGCTCACGCAGCAGGTCCTGTAACATGGGCTTGAGAACGTGCTCGGCTTCATAGCGATCACCCAGACTCAAGAGCGGGCGATTCTCCACGGTCACGTGGATCGATCCCGCGCGACCACCCGCTGAACTGACAGCCCCGAACCCATTTCCGACGTCGGAAACAAACGCAGGAGCGAGTCCGCCCATCGCACCAGGCAGAAGACGGTCCAGGCCTTGCTCCCAGCCCCTGGCGGTGCCCGCGGCCATCTGCCAGCCGACCTGCATCTCGAATACCTTCGAGGGCGACTGGATCCCGAGGAAACCTTTGGCTGCATCCAGCGCAGCCTGGGCCGCTGCAATGGCTGCATCCATGATCCAGTCCAGCGAGTTGCGAATGCCGTTGGCGATGCCCTGCACGATGTTCGTGCCCACCGAACCCCAGTCCGTGTCGCGGAAGAAGGCGATGATGTTCGTCACTGCCGTGGAGATCAGGATCTTGAAGTTGCTCCAGGCCAGGCTCAGGATCGTGCCAATCATCTTCCAACTGTTGTCCCAGATCTGACGCAGGATCTCGCCGAAGCGGTACCAGTCGCCGCTCATGGCTGCCTGGAAGGCTTGAACATACAGTTGGATGTTGGCGATCACGGTGTTGACCACGGTCAGGATCATGGTCCAGACGTTATTCCAGTACTGGCTCATCCAACCCAACTTCCCGCTGGTCAGATCCTGGATGAACTGCAGACCGCCAGCGATCAGGGCCTTCACGAAGTCGATCACTGACTGGGTCTTCTCCTGGATCCCGCCCCAGTTGTTTGTCCAGGCTTGATACAGCAAATATCCGATGGCGATCAAGGCCGCGATGACCGCAATCACGATCAGCACAGGAGCCATGATGGCTCCGATCACGCCGATGATCGCGCCGATGGCTGTAATCAACGAGCCGATCACGATCAGCAAAGGCCCGATGGCTGCCACCACGGCCAGGATGACCACGATCCATTTCTGCTGTTCGGGCGTCAGTTGCTGGAACCAGGTGATGGCCTGGCTCAGCAGCCCAAGTAGCTGGACCCAGTATGGGAGCAGTTGCTGGCCGAGGGTGGCCGCTGCGTTCTCGAACTGGGCCTGCACGATGCGCGCCTGGTTGGCTGCGCCATCTGCGGTGCGGGCGAAATCTCCCTGGGCCGCAGAACTCTTCTCCACCAACAAAGCATACAAGGCCTGGTAGCGGGCCGCATCGCTCAAGACACCGCCCTCCTCCATCAAGCCCATCTGCATGGCTTTCGCTTCGAGGGTGGCCTGGTTGAGCACAATGCCCAAACGCCGCAGCGGTTCATACTGTCCAGCGGCTGCGCTTTGCAGAGCAAGCAGCGCATCGGTCGGATTCAGGTTGTAAAAACTGGACCAGTCTGCGGCCAGCTGCACCAGGGACTCAGACCACTTGAGATTCGCTTCGCCATTCAGTCCAGCCGATTGGCCCATAGCACCGAAGATGCCCACCGCGTCCAGGGCTTTCTGTTGCGAGAGTCCCAGGGCTGTATCCGAGACCTGGCTCCAGGCGAAGATGTCCTGCGACATAGCCCCAAAGACCACGCTGACCTTGTTCCTGGTTTCCTCGAGGTCGCTGCCGTACTTGATGGCCGCAGCACCCGCAGCCAGGATCGGCAGAGTGACCTTGACGGTCATGTTCTGTCCGAAGTCGGTGATGTTGCCCCCCACTTCCTTCATGCTCCGAGACACGCTGGCAGACCAGGTCTGGGTCTTGCTTTCTGCCTGGTCCATCGCGCTCAAAAATCCGCCTGCATCCGCGATCAATCTCACTGCCAAGGTTGCGATGGTCGTCATGGCTTCTTCAGGAATCCACTGAACACGCTGCGGACCTTATCGACCAGGCGCACCTCTTCAGGGATCGCTGCCTGCTCATCCAGGGCTCGTTCGAAGTCGGGGATGAATTCCTCGGGCCGATGGACAGGGTCGCTGTCCTTGGTACGTGTCAGCGCGTTGACCAGCACCGCAGCCAATGTGGCTATGCGATAGTCCTTGCGCCACTCGCCAAAAGGCTGCAAGCGCGAGAAGGCCATCCACTCTGCAAACTCACGACTGCTCATCGACTGCTGCCATTCAGCCACGCTTCGCCCGCCCAGCGCTAGGGCTAACTCGAACCAGAACTTTCGCTCTGGGCGGGCTTGGAGTTTTTTGTCAGTTCGTCCACGTCATCGGGGGTGATGCCGCTCAGCCGCTGGGCCACCTCGTACACACGCGTCAACGCCGCCGCGCTCTTCCTGGCCAGGGCGGGAATATCCTCATCGCTGAAGATGCGCTTGCCTTTCTCATCCACGATGGAACGCGCCACCAGCTTGGCGCGCAGGTTCTTGAGGTTCACCTGGGCGTTCCTGCCCTTGCCCTGGATCATGCTGGCTTCGAGCGCATCGCGTTCCTCGCCATCCAGGGCGCGCACCCTCACCGCTCCACCCCACTCTGGGACGGAGACCTCTTCGGTTTGAATGTCATTGGCTTGCAGGATCTGGTCACGGGTCAGCATGGCTACAGCTCCGTCACGTCGCCCGAGATGCGCATCTTCACGTCCGCGGCCAGCTTGCCTTCCACAGGCGCTTTGGGTTTGATGCCCGTCACCAGTGCCTTGAACTGATACCCTTCCTCGCCTGTCCCAGGGAAGATGATTTGGAAGCTGGTCAAGCGGCGCTGCACCATGGCCTGGCGCAAGGCCGCGTGGGTGGGTTGCGT